GGACAAGGTTGGGCAATTGATATTGACTACTACTCAAAAGCAAACGAGTGGATGAGAGATAAAGGTAAGAAGTTTGGTTTCCAATGGCAAGGTGAGCATGACCCAGTTCACTTTGACTTCTATAATAATGAACCTAACGACAAATGGTTGAGACCTGGTAAAAACAAATGGATACCTAACGTTGATGATCCTGTTGGTGCACCATCATCGGGAACACAGAAGGCAGGAGGAGCACCACAGAAAGGCAGTGGTGGTAGTGTATCACCTCCATCTGGATCTTCATCAGCAGAAACGTTAGCAAGTGAACCAATAACACAAGGTGCTAAGGGAGCTGGTGGTGTTGTAACTTCACCTCCACAGGTCATACCTATATCAGGTCAACCTCAGATAGTTTACATACCAGAGGTTAAGAAAGAAGATACCAAGAGAAGGAATGCAGTCATTGATGTGTTTGGTAAAGGATCAACGGAGGTAGTAGCATGAAGTTGCCAGGCGATTCAGATAAACAACAAGGTGTATCACATGAGATGATGCAAAGATCTCTACAGTCACAACGTCGTGTAGTAAAGAGAGTTGGACTGTTAGAGGATAGAGTTAGTGAGCTGGAAACAGCTGAGGTTGAGCCTGGGATAGAACTAGGGGATGTAGCGGACGGTGCTAAAAAGATTGCTACAAAGATAGGAGATAAAGCTAAGGACGTAGGCAAGTCTATAGGCAAGAACGCACAGTTACTTGGTGATAAAGCAGGTAAGGCTGCTGCAGGGGCTGCACAGGCAGCTGGAGAGAAAATTGGTCAGGCAAAGGACGCTGTAGGTGAGAAGATTGGTCAAGGAACTGAGAGACTAACAAATGTAGGTAAGGGTCTACGTAACTTTATAAAAGATAAAGCAAAGGCAGCAAAGGCATTCAAGTTACCTGGCTTACCTGATAAGTTATCACCAAAACCAAAAGAGGATCCTACAACAGGTAAACCTAAGATAGCACCAAAGGCAGAACCACAGCAGAATCTTGTTCCAGATCCAGTGGCAGCAATGGGTGTGGATCCTAAGACTGGAGAGTATTTGTCCAAAGAAGATAGGATAAAGAAATTTAAAGAACGTAGATCAATGAGAGAACAGGGTATTGACCCTGACAATGTACCAGAAGCAAAAGACATAGAGAAGGTAGATACTCTAGAGGAAGCGGGAATAGGTAAGGATGACACTAAGAAGAAAGTCAAGAAAGAACTAGAAGATGAGTTTGAAGTAGATCCTAAGATGAAGAAAGCATTTATGGAAGCATTGGCACTACCCGCCAAGTCTGCTGCTGTTGCTATCACTGATCTGTTAGAGAAGATTCCTGCACCAAGTAAGGAAGCATCTAAGATATTGAATAGAAATATATCTAAGATCTCTCAACAATTTAAGTTAGGTGCTGCTAGTTCTGAAGTTGCTAACGATGAAGAGGATAATGATAATAAGGAAGAAGGTGGTAAAGGTGGATCATTCTTAGGTACAATGCTTGCCAAAGCATTCAATCTTGCCAAAGGTGCTGTAAGTGGCGGTGGTGGTACAGGTGATGGTGCTCCTGTCAGTGGTCAACCAATGTTACCTCCTGCATCTGGAGATCCTACCTATGGAAGACGTGCACCATATACAGGAACTGCTGATGGAATAGGACTTGGCGATGGTACTGAGGGTAGCAGAGCAATGCAACCTATCAAAAAACGTAAGTCACTAGCAAGTAAATTGTTTGGTTTGACACCTATGGGTATGGCATTTAATGCAGGTACCAAGATATTCCAAGGTGCAAAAGGATTAGCGGGTAAAGCATCTGGTATAGGTAAGGGTTTGAAAGGTTTAGCTGGCAAAGCATTTGGTATGACACCTATGGGTATGATGGCGAAGTTTATGATGAAGAATACAAAACTTGGAGGTATATTCTCGAAGGGTGAGCAGAAGACAAACCTAACAGAACTGACTGATAAAACTATACAAGAGAACAGAGATAATATGGATGCCAAGACTAAGAAGGCAGTAGATACTGCTGCAGGAACAGGTGCTGCAGTTGCAGCTGCAGGACAGTCTGGAGCACCTCCAATGCAGTCTGAAGGTGGTGGTCTTGCACAACCAGAGATAAAAGAGTCTCCATACATTGATGTATACAACGTAACTTCGCAATTCTAATGTCAGTCAATACACAGTCAAACTTTCAATTACTTGCTTTCCTTATTGCAGACTATCCTCCAATAACGACTAATCAGGTATTGTATGTAAAATACACAGAAGATATGCAGGCTGCTACCATGAAGATGGAAGTTCAGATCACTGATAGTGAGACTGGTATGCTATCTGAACTAGTTGGTATGGAACGTGTATTCATAAGCATAGGAGATAGTGAGGCAAAGACTGAGATTGGTGGAGACTTTGTGATATATGATATACAAGATAGAAAGAATGTAGGTGGTAAGTCATCTGCTGTTCTTATGTTATGCACTGTTGATTTCTTGAACAACGCTGCTAATAAAATATCACGTAGGTTTGGTAAGGGTCAAGGTAAAAAGATTAATGATATTGTAGAGAAAGAGATACTAAAAGACTTGATAGGAGTTACGGATAGAAGAATAGCAAGGATAGAACCATGCGTTAACAACTTTTCATTTGTATCACCATACTGGAATCCATTTACTGCAATTAGATGGTTGGCAGCAAAAGCAATACCAGCTACAAAAGGTAGTGGTAAGGCAGCAACTGCAGGATATGCTTTCTATGAGACAAGAGCAGGATATAACTTTGTGTCATATGATTCGTTTGCTAGTTTAGATCCAGTCACAAGGATGGTCATAGGACATGAGGGTGGAGAGTTAGAAGATGAGGATGATACAGGTATCACTGCTATTGACTCGGTGAAGATTGAGTCATCAGTTGATCTATTGAAAGGACTAAATCTAGGATCATATTCTAGTAACGTTATGACTATAGATCTGAAAGACATGAAGTTTGAACAGCATCCTTTCAGCATAAATAAATTTTACGAAGAGATATTGACCTTAAACTCAGGTGTTGCTCCAGAATTTTATAAAGGATTCGATAACAACTTGACGCATACTAGAATCATGTCGAAGGTATCAGACTCTGCATTATTTACAGAAGGAACTTATACACAGGGATTCACAAAGCAACTTTCACAATCCAGTTTAAGGGAAAAATTATTTTATGGTAAAAAAGTCATAGTAGAATTAATATCAGATTACTCATTAGAGATAGGTGAAGTTGTGCAGTTAGATATTTACAAAGGTGGTAGAGATAGAAAACAGGACTTTGCAAACTCTGGTAAATATGTTATCGGTAAGGTAGAAAGAACTTTTAAATCTAGTGGAGATAAGATGTCAACTAGACTTACGTTATATACTGATTCGGATGGTAAAGACTCATGATGAATGAAGCACTCGCTAATTTTATAGGTAAAGAAGGGTTCAACTGGTGGATTGGACAGGTAGAGAATGATGGTGCAAAATTCTGGAATGCTGATCTAGATGATGGCAATGGTGACTGGGATTTTGGTGACTGGGACTGGACTAACAAAGTCAAAGTTAGAATTATAGGTTATCATAATACAAATAGAAAAGAGTTACCAACATCAGACTTACCATGGGCACAGGTATTGATGCCACCCATATACTCACAGTTGTCTGGTATTGGATCTGTTCATCAACTACAAGTCAATAGTTGGGTTGTTGGATTCTTTATGGATGGTGCATCAGCACAGATTCCTATTGTTATGGGTAGTATCAGTGATGAGAACGCTGATAGTAGTTACGGTGTTACTGGTGGTAAGGAAGAGGGATTTGCTCAGTTAGTCAGTCCAGAATATAAGTTTCCAGATCATAGTGAGACAGGTAGTTCTGCAGGAAACACAGCAAGCACAGTCGAGACTGATGAAGAGAGTGGTGTAGATGTTGCTCCAACTAATAACGATGGACATAAAACTGAGGAAGGAGAAGAGACTACAAAGAACGAACGAGGACCTGCAAAGGGAGAGACAGAGAAACAGGCAATAGCAACAGAGAAACAAAAGGTTACAGTTCAAGTTGGTAATGGTAAATGTGGATCAGAGACTGCAACTAAATTAGAAGCACCCATGGCAGAGTTCATGAAGTTTGCTCGTGGTATAGAGAAGAACGATATAGATGAATTTATTGACAAACAGACTGGTAAAGTTGTTGATCTAGAGTATGAGATAAACCTTACTCAAATGAGGATCCAGAAAAAGTTAACTGGATTGACTGCTAACATCAAGGGTGTGGTCATGGAAGAGACTAACAAACTTGTAAAGGAAGGTCTCGCTAATCTAAGTATTCCAGATCCAGAGTTGGATGTTGCAGTAAGAGATCAATTAAAGAACGTTGGTGACTTGGTATCATGTCTATTCAAACAGTTGATAGGTGAACTTGGTGACTTTATCAAAGGTATGCTCAAAGATCTAGTAGAGAAAGTATTAGACACTGCACTATGTTTGATTCAGAATATGCTTGGTGATCTCATGAAGAATTTGATGGACAAAATTACGTCTGCATTAGGTATATTGAAAGGTGTAACAGGTGCTATCAAAGGTGCAAGAGATAAGATACAAAACTTACTCAATAAGGTAGGAGATTTCATAGATCTATTTTGTGATGGTGCTTTATCATGTGCTATTGGTGCATCAGTATTTGAAACAGGTCTTGGTGCAAAAGCAAAGGGTAACGATGCAACAGCAAAACAAATTTCACAGTATGCAATCAAACCACCGAATGCTATATCAATCATAGGTAAAGGTATACCTAAGAATGGATTTGTTCCTGCTGTTGATCGTAATGGTATTAAGAAAGTATTCAATGTCAATACAGGGTCACTTGTAGATCTCAGTAGTGCAGCTGGTATTGCAACTGGTTTGTCAGAAAAATCATTTGATACACGAGGACCTCTAGAGAAGTTTGAGGGTATTAACTTCTATGATTCAAATGGTAATGTATCAAGTGCAGCAGTCAACTGTAGTAATAGTATATTGAATAGGAAACCATGCTTCCCAGAAATGGTATGGGATAACCTACAGTCAACAAGTCCTATCAAGGCACTACCTATAGTAGATGACATAGGACAGATACTTGGCGTATTAATGAGAAAGAAAGGAACTAACGTTAACACCGAAGCAACAGTCAAAGCACAATTTACATGTAATGACCCAGAGGGTAGTGGTGCAGAGTTTAAACCTAATATTGCTAATGGTCAGGTAGATTCTATCGAGGTTATCAAACCTGGCGTAGGATATGGATTTGATCCTGCTACTACATTCTGTCCTAATGAGCAGTATGGTGTATTAGTAAGTAAGATAGGATTGCAAGAGCATGTAAATGATGGTGAATATCTAGAACAACGCATCACTGGATCACCAGATGTATTACAGGTTGTTGACGTTGAGTATGATAATGACAACATACTATTAGCAACAATAGATACCTCATTCAATCCACAATTACAGGTAGGATTGGAGTTAAGAACTAAATCTGGTCATGAGTTTACGTTGAACTTTAACAATAAGTTCCCAACACTTGTAATACCACAAGATGCAACAGCAATATATGCTAAGTGTGGTGATATAATTCCTAAACTTGAGGAGATTAAGATCATAAACGTTGGTAGTAACTATGTCAATCCAATTATCACAATAGGAACAGGATCCAAGAAACAAACTATCGGATCTGCTACAAAAGATTCTAAGGGTAGACTTATCAAAGCAACTGTATCAAAACCAGTATTAGGTTTCGTTAAACCTATAGTAGAAGATAAGGGATTATCTGGTGTAGAGGGAACTGGAACAGGAGGACTATTAAGTGTAGTATACACATACACAAGTCCTAGAGAAATTAGGGAGAACAATGTTTTACCACTCACACAATATGTTGACTGTGTAGGGCATCCTATGATAAAATCTGCTATAGAGGATGAAGAAGCAGGACTAACTGATACATCATTTAATTTAGTTGATAGCACAGTAGATGATTCTACTGTTTTAAATACTACTGTTGCAACTGAAACTCAGCAGACTATTGCTGATCCTACATCTACACCTATTACACCGTCTACTCCAAGTGCACCTTCTACTCCATCGACTCCCTCAACACCAAGTGCTCCAAGTGCTCCATCTGCTCCAAGTGCACCAAGTACTCCTAGTTCGCCATATGGAGGTGGATACTAATGTCTGACATTAATCCGTTTACAGGTGGGACTGATAATCCCAACACATCACCAAGTGTAAAAATTAAGTATCCATACAACTGGGTACAAGCAACCTCAGCGGGTCATATGTTCGAGATGAACAATACTGAGGATGGAGAATACATACGTTTGCTCAATGCAAATGGTAATTTTCTTAATATAGATGAGAAAAATAACAACAACTTAGTTTCATATAATGATACATATATCTTATCAGACCATAATCTTGTTATAAGAGTTGGTAAGGATATTGAAAATGATAGAATGGCACTGCATGTAGTCGGTGACGTAAACATTTACGTTGAAGGTAATATGCATACTGAAGTTGAAGGTGATAGATTTGATAGAGTGAATGGTAACTACCAGATGCAAGTCGGTGGTGTATGCACTATTCAGTCAGATGAGAACATGGCAATACAAGCCAAGAATGAAATGAAGTTGCAATCCAATGCCTACACAAACAAGACAGTGTTCTTGGAAAATGACTTGAGTGAAGGCGGTTCTGTAAAAGAGAACGTAGCGGGTAATTATGAAATTAAGATACTAAAAGGATCGTCCACATTCTCTGTTAATAGTAACGGAGATATAAGATCGAGAGCACAAGGGTGTAGATACGAATACACACTTGGCAACCAGATGAACCAGATTGTTGGTAGACAGAGAACCCTAATAAATGGTGGTAAACCAGTTATTCAATGGGATACTATAATCAACGAGCAAGGATCTGGTAGAACAGCAGGAACTTATAACATTACTGCCACTGGTGGGTCACCTACCAAGCCAGCAAAGTTTAGAGTTCGTGTTAATGCAGAAGGTGTGACTACAGTTTCATATTTCAGTTTAGGACAAGGGTATAATATCGGAGACGTTATTACACTACCTAAGACAGGAAATTATGAAGGTGATACTAACATACAACTAGAAGCAGGATACCTCATTGTGGCGGGTATTCAAGATTGTATTAAGGGAGGAGCATTCTCTGATATGATCGACACCATTGATTATTTCAATACAGAAAAATTAGATGTCGGAGGAAACATTTCGCATCACGCAACTGAAAATTATTTTGTGGATTCACAAGAGGACACATATGTTGATGCGGGTGGAAATATCAATATCACTGCTGATGGCAACGTTGACATTGATGGAACCGAGATATACTTGAATTGATTGCAGAGTTTATAGAGTAACATGACACAACATCACATGTCAGTAAGCAAGCAGGAAGCAGAATTTTTAAAGTGTATTCTTGCAAAACATTTAGACGATT